GTGACAAGCTAAGTCAGGCTATAGCAGAAAGCATACAGGTAGCAACTAGATCAGGTTATTCAACAGTACCTGCTGGATTTTTAGTATGACCCTACCTGTAATAAATGCAATAATTAACTTTAGCACTGGACCTAGTTTTGCTCAGGCTATGATTTTAGATACAGGCATATTAGATACAAACGTATTAGGCGATCCAGCAGCTGTAGTTGTAGACGTGTCTAATCAAGTTAATCGCATAGAAACTAATAGAGGCCGTACTGCACTATCAGATCAATTTCAGACAGGCGCACTTACTTTACGTATAGTGGATCAGAATGGTGATTTTAACCCACAGAATGTTACTGGCCCGTATTATAATTTATTAACACCTATGAAGAAAGTGCAGATTAGTGCAACTTACTCATCGGTAACTTATCCTATATTTTCAGGTTTTATTACCAGCTACGTTACTACATACCCAGGTGAATCTGGTGAAGATGTAGCCATCACTACTATACAAGCTGTAGATGCATTTAGATTAGCGCAGGTAGCACAGATTAGCACAGTTACAGATGCTACTGCTGGACAATTATCAGGCACACGTGTTAATAAGATATTAGATGAAATTGACTGGCCTGCTACTATGCGTGATGTAGATGCAGGGCTTACTACTATGCAGACAGATCCCGGCACTAACCGCACAGCACTGCAAGCCCTAACTACTGTAGCCACGTCAGAATATGGTGCTTTGTACGTTGATGCGTCTGGCAGTTTTGTTTTCCAAGACCGATCTGTCACAGCTGGATCTATTGGCGGCACACCTACAATCTTTGCGGATAATGGCACAGGTATAGATTACTTTGATGCTAGTTGGATTCTCAACGATGTCCTTATATTTAACAAAGCTACTATTACTAGGTCAGGTGGCACAGCACAGGTAGCATTAAACCAAGCCAGCATAGACAAGTATTTTCTACACAGCTACTTTCTAGACAACCTACTTATGCAGACCGATGCAGTAGCCCTAGATTACGCACAGGCTTATGTGGCTAGTAGAGCTGAGACAAGTATCCGAGTAGATTCTATAGTACTTGACCTATACACAAACAATTACAACACAGGCATTATTGCAGCCCTAGACCTAGACTTTTTTGATCCGATAAAGGTAATCACTACGCAGCCAGGCGGATCTACCCTAGAAAAAACATTACAGATTTTTGGTGTAAGAATGAACATAACACCGAATAGTTGGAAAACCACGTTCACGACATTAGAGCCGATCATAGACGCATTTATCCTAAATGATACGATTTATGGCACTTTAGACTATAATGTCCTAAGTTACTAGGGAGTAAAAATGGCAGCAGGTTTAGGTTTTAAGACGTTTACAACTGGTGAGGTGCTGACTGCAGCCGATACTAATGGCTATTTAATGCAGGGGATTTTAGTCTTTGCAAGTGCAGCAGCTAGAGATTCAGCAATTACATCACCACAAGAAGGACAATTTGCTTATCTTAAAGATACAAATGTAACAACATATTACACAGGCAGTGCATGGGCTAACGTAGATACAACTGGCATGACTAACCCAATGACTACTACAGGCGATATGATTTATTCTTCTAGCGGATCAACACCAGCAAGATTAGGAATTGGTAGCACTGGCAACGTATTAACAGTTGCAGGCGGCGTACCTAGTTGGGCTGCACCTGCAGGTGGTGGAAGCGGTTTAACATTTATTGCAGGTGCAACCTTTACAAGTTCAGCAGCAGTAAATGTGAATAATTGTTTTTCAGCAACCTATACAAATTACCTTATTCTTGGATCAATTACATCTAATTCAACCCAAGTCAATGTAGGTATAAGAATGAGAGCATCTGGAACAGATAATACAACCTCAGATTATGACAGAAGTTCTATATCTAATTTTTCTGCTAATTTAACTGGTGGAAATAGTTTAAATGCATCTAGTTGGACAGAAGTAATAAGCACCTATGCTTCAAGCACTGGCAATAATTTTAGAATTGAAATGTTTAATCCTTTTGCTACTGAAAATACAACTGGCTTTGCCACTTCAACAAGTTTTAACTCATCGGATAATAATCAGCAGTTAGTTGGTATGGGTAAACCCGTAACCACAAGTTTTGATGGTTTCTCTTTAATAGCTAATACTGGAAATATTACTGGATTTTATAAAGTCTACGGATTGGCGGATGCTTAAAATGACCGAGAAAATGTTTAGAACCGAAGATGGTGTTGCGGTAGAACTTACTAAAGAAGAAATTGAAGAAGTTTTACAAATGAGGCAAGAGGCAGCACAATTACAGGCACAGCGTAAAGCCGAAGCCGAAGCAAAGGCGCAAGCCAAAGCAACTGCCGAAGGCAAACTTGCCGCACTTGGTTTAACTACCGATGATTTACGCGCTCTAGGTTTATAGCCAGTAAATGAAGCCTTGGCTTTGTGCAGCTGGTACACAGTTAAGAGATCAGATTGATACCTGGTACCCAGATCGTCGCTCTACCTCTGATGGGTGGTTGGGTGATGCTCGTCATTCCGCCAGAAAATCGGATCATAATCCAGATGCAGGAATTGTCAGAGCCGTTGATGTGGATTCTCGCTTGGATTCATCCGAAGGGCTCTCAGTATATTTGGCTGACCAGATCAGAATCTGTGCGAAAACCGATAAGCGCATATCTTACGTAATTCATAATGGCATGATCGCTAGCAAGATACTTAATTTTAAGTGGCGTAAGTACAAGGGCTATAACAAACACACAAAGCACATACATATCAGCTTTACAAAGTTAGGCGATAAAGATAGCAAGCCGTTTGATATACCACTACTAGGGGGTAACATATGAAAATAAGCAATAAGCAGAAAGCAATACTCAAATCATATTTTAGGGGTGTGCTTGTATCATTCTTAACATTTTTAGCAAGTAATGAGTTAGGACTAGATCCAGTTATATCAGTGGTAGTGGCCGCACTTGCAGGCCCAGCAGCTAGGGCTTTAGATAAAACCGATGATGCTTATGGCCTCGGTGCAGATGAAGCATGACACCTACAGAATGGGCTGGCTTTGGCGCTGGCGTTATAACTGTGCTATCAGGCGTTCTAATCGGATTACGTTTTATAGTTAAAGGTTGGCTTAACGAACTACGTCCTAATGGTGGACAAAGCATGAAAGATCAATTAACTAGATTAGAGCAGCGTGTTGATGATCTGTATTCTTTAATAGTTAAGCGACAATAATCCTATGGCTGATACAAGGCGTAAACGTAAGAAAATAAATAGGCGCGTGGTGCGTAAATCACCTGAGCCATTATCTAAGTTAGAACAACATTATATTTGTATGAACGAGATATACAAAGCTGCACGTAAGGCTGGCTTTAATGAGAGCTGTGCATTGTACTTTGTATCAGATAGGGCAACTATGCCTGACTGGGTAATAGGTAATGGCGGCATCATACCTACTATTGATCCTACAGAAGAGGATGAAGATTAAGCGTTGGCTAGTAATATCAGACTTACAGATTCCATACCATCATGAGCAGGCAGTTAAGAACGTCATCAAGCTTGCAAGACGCGAGAAGTTTGACGAGGTTTTATGCGTTGGCGATGAGATCGACTTTCAAACAATTAGCAAGTGGGCCGATGGCACACCTTTGGCTTACAGTCAGACTCTTAATGAAGATCGTGCAGCTTGTCAAGATATTTTATGGAGTCTTACGGAGTACAGCAAGCAAGCATCGGTAATTAGATCTAACCATACAGATCGTTTATATAACACTTTACTTAAAGCACCGGGTCTTATAGGTTTACCAGAGCTGCAATACCCTAAGTTTATGGATTTTGCTAGCATGGGTATTGACTACTACAAGACAGCCTATGAGTTTCACCCTGGCTGGGTATTAGCACATGGCGATGAGGGCAGCATGAGCCAGCACGCAGGTATCACAGCTCTTAACCTTGCTAAAAAATGGGGCAAATCGGTCATAGCAGGACATAGTCATAGACTGGGTATGAGTGCCTATACAGAAGCCATAGGAAGCCATTACAGACCCTTATATGGGGTTGAGGTAGGTAATCTAATGGATAGAAAAAAAGCCTCTTATATACGCTATGGAAGCGCGAATTGGCAGATGGGTATTGCTATACTAGAAGCCGTAGGAAAGACGCTAACACCCACGTTAGTGCCCATAAATAAGGATGGCTCATTTACAGCTCTAGGGCGGTATTACGGGT